CCGTACTTTTTAATAGCATTTTGAGTACTTTTAACTAATGATGTGTCAATTTTCATTTTAGGAGTAATTGGCATAGCACTGGGAACAATAGCAACATTGCTATTATTTTTAAGTTGACCTATAGAACCATCTAATGTAGTAGCATCATCGGTTGTCATAGCGTTAGGTGCTAGATATTGATGTACCGCAATACCGCCCTGTTTGCCAGCCATCAATTGTCCAATATCACTGTCAGCTACAACTTTATAAGTAATACCTTTTGGATTTGCTTTGAATACATATAACCCATTCTGTTCCTTCAGTGGCTGACTGAATAACAAATCTCCCCAATAATATCCTTTAGCACCACTAGATGCTTTTGTTAATCCAGGCCATAATTCTGATATCAAACTATATAATCCTGCACGGTTAACACCTCTGGCTTGATCATATTGAACAAACTGTTCCGGACTGAATACTTGACGACCAGTTCCATCTTTCTTATTGAACATATGCTTGTCCATAATAGAAAACTTGCCGCGACTATTACGACCAAAAATCAATGCAGGATATCCGTCCCACTTAATAGTAACAGTCTTAGGATTCTTTACAGTAGCTATACTTGCTTGTAACGCACGATTAGCACCGTCACTTCCACCCAAAAATATCAAATCTTCAGGATGGTCTAAGTGACCTTTATCTTCTTTTAGAGAAGAAATTTTATCTACTTTATCTCTAAGTATCGCTAACGATTCAGCTAAGTTCATTTGCTTTGTGCCGCCATTGCTTGTTTAACTCTTTCATCAAACTTTGCTTGTTCTTCAGGAGTAACTCCACCTTCTCTAGCTGCTCTTACTTTACCTTTTGGCATTCTTATAGTGTTATCTACTGGAGAGGATGCCGGAGGCGCTGATGGAGGGGGTGTTTTTTGATTAGCGGTATGTACTACCCCGGTAGGTGTCGTTGTAGTTGACCCACCAGTTGATGATTTTTTGGTGTTTGATCCGGATAGTTGCCCTGCCATTTGTCCAAATGCGTTATTGCCGGCAGCCGGTGCTGAGGTTGCAGCAGTGGTTGCAGCAGTGGTTGTAGCACCACGTCCTGCCAACGTATTATCAATATTTTTCTTAACACTTAACAAATCACGTTTACGCAATGTAGGTATAATTTTATTAATTTCTCTCACACCAACTTTAGATTGTCTTTCTGCTTCAGGAGAAACAGTCGGTGCAGGGGCCGGGCTGCTCTGCGGCGCTGTATTAGTTGGTGCTCCGACGGGAGTAGTATTACTCAATCCGCGGCCTGCTCTTTGTTGTCTAGCTTGTTGAAATGTGTTCCATGCCCAAACTCCCATATTCTGTAGTGCGGCACGGCCTTTATCTCTAGGATAAGTTTTTTCTACTTCCTGAGCAAATTTTTGAATCTCTGCTATATGAGCCGGATCTTGAAAAATAGGACTATTCATCTGCTTAATAAAATTCTGTGCTACCAAGTCACTCATTGATTGTGTAATACCTGTATTCTGAGCATTAGCTGCCACTTGATTTCTTCTACCTTGTGGAGTAAAGGCTTCATCAATTATACTTTCAAAAATATTATTTAATTTTTCAAATCTCTTACTCTCGGGGGTTACAGTTGGTGCTGCAGGAGCAGTAGCAGGAGCAGCAGGTAGCTGACTTAAACTAGGTTTTCCGGTTCTAGCCTGATATGATTTATCTATTATTTTACCCAGTTCATCAACTAAATCATCTATAAATATGATTCTAGCATCGGAATCTACCGATTCTTTTAATTCATGTAATTTCACGATTTTTTCCTCAATGATTTGGAAAATCTCTGCTGGTCCTTGCTCTTAATAGCACTTAATAGCTTTCGCTCTAATATCTGAGCCTGTTCCTCAGGGTAATGCTTATTGATTAACTCAAGTAAATTAATAGCACTGGTTATGATATTATGAGCCCTGCTTTCAATAATGTGACTAGTGTCACGGTTATTACCAAGTGCTTCTAATTCCTGCAAGAGGGAGCGGGTTTGTTTTTGCATATAATTATCCTACTAGTATTTATGCTATTTCCAGAATAATTATTTCTTTAATGAATTCAACAAAGACTTAAACTTTGACCCCTGTACATCAGCATGTACAGTCCTTGTCAAGGGTTCCATAGTGATTTCACCTGTAGTTTGATCAACCGTATAATCAGTTACTGTAGCTTGTGGTTTTAAGGTACTCATAATGTCATTTGCGCTTGGTTTGGGGGTATAACTTTGTTCCCCGTCAACTCCTGGATCACTAATACGCATGGTCTCAACATCATATTCTAAATCAATCTTCATGCCCACACCCGTTGAACTACGACTTTTCATACATTGTATTTGATACTTGCCACGTTCACGCATACTGCGACTTGTGAAAATACCAAACACATTGTCTGCTGTGTTAATCTTACTGATACCACCTGCAATGTGACTATGATCAAATTCAATTTCATCAACTGCACTACGATTCAATTGACTTGCAGTTACTAATAGTATCCCAAGTTCCTTAGACAGGTTACGCAATTCTTCAGCAACATATTTGTCTTTGATAAACTGATCGTTTGGATTGACTTTGACAGACACTGGCATAACCAAGTCTAAGTAATCGACCATAACAAAGTCGATCTTAATACCAGTCTGAATCTGCACTTCTTTCAGATAAGCACGAATGTCGTTTACATTACTCTGTGCAGGTAAATTCTTAACACGATACTTACCAGCCTTCTTTCCTGCCATCTTAACTCTGAGTTCTGTTGTGTCAATATCTTTGCGAATTGCTTTTGTTCCCATCATGGTTAACATCGCATCAGTACGCAAACTTGTTAGTTCTTCACTCAACTCTAAAGTGATATACACACCACTCATTCCCATCTGTAACCAGCTTAGTGCAATATTCATCATCACCAATGATTTACCTGAACCTGAACCACCTGCAAAGATATTCAACTCACCTCTACTCATGCCACCATACAGAATACGATCCATCTGAGGCCAGCCTGTACTTACTTGACCACCGCTGTTAAAGTATTTGTTGATACGACCTTTAGGATCAGCAAAGTAATCTGTGCCCATGTCTTTCTGCAAACTAATCTGTACTGCATCTTTGATTAGTTTCTCAACTGGTTCAAACTCACCTTTCTCAAGTAAATCCGCTGCTTTGAGAATTGCTCTTTCTAGTTCTTGTCGTTTAGTAAATGATTCAAATTCATCAAAGAACCATTCATAATGCCCATCATTCAACTCAGGCACAGGGTCAATCTCTATTCCAGTTGTTGCTTTAATTTGTGTTGGATCTGGTAATACTCTATACTTGTCTGTGTGTGACTTGAATAATTCTGCTACTGGTCTTAGTGATCTATCAAAGTTCTCGCTATTCATAATGTTCATAACACGGGTATACAATTCCGCGTTGGTTACCATCATTCTCAGAAACAATTTTTGAACCTCAGGTGTATAATCTAACTGTTTTTTAGTGTCTTGTTTTGCCAATTTTCTTCCTCTGCATTTCTATTTTGATTTTACTATTAGTAGCACACTGTAGTATACTTAATAGGGTAGGTAACTTACCATACTTCACTACAGCGTCATTTACATCTTTCACATCCTCGTCCCAATTAGGTAAGCTAACACTATAGCCTAATTCTAATGCTCTATCACACAATGCTAAACCTGTCTTGTCTCTATCTGGAACTAAAATAATTTGCTTGTTCAACGTACTTAATAGTAACGCTTGGTCACTATTAATGTCATCGTGCATCACTGCTACTCCATCAATGCTCAGTGCATCAAATATACCCTCGGTTACAATACATACACTCCATTCTGCTTTCTGCATATCTATATTAAACACATAACCGTGTTGCTGCTCATTAATGTATTTGGGAGTTTTATTGTCCAAGAATCTACTTGTATGACCTACAATCTTATTCTTATATGTGTAGGGGATGATTACCCTATTAGCCATCCTACCTTTTTCATTTGGAGTGATCAAGAAGGGATAGTCACTACTATCTATCTTCCTCGATTGCAGATACTCTGCGTATACTTTGTGTAATGGGTTATTACTATCTACAATCTCACCCTCTGGGAGTTTGTGTTCATTGAATTTGATTTTTACTTTTTGTTTTACGGGCTGTGTAAAGTCTATTAAGTCTTTATGTTGTAAACTTTCTAAACTCCAGCGTTTGACTTGTTGGTCATCAATACCACACCATACTAGTAGATTGCGAGTTTTACTAGTGATTGTTCTACCCAATACAAAGTTACATTTGAATCCACAATTGAAACAATGCATTGACCAGTTAGTGCCATCAAACTTGATACCGCCGCGCATTCGTTTATCTTGTCTATGACCAAAGTGGGTACAACAGATAGCGTTAAAGCTAGTCCAGCCAGAACTTGTTTGTTTCTTTTTGCCAGGTAATATAGACAGGATATCAAACATCTACTGATTGTAACACAATCATAATATTAAAGCAAATTATCTGGTCAATAAATTAGCCACTGCGCCCGCATTGCTAGTGAATTGCATACGAACATAAGGATGAAATCCTTCAATCACATAACCAACTGTTTGCGTAACATTGGATACTTCCTCAGTGGTTACAATATCATACCAATCATTATCTACGATACTGCTACCTTGAATGGTGGTGTTTCCATAGAATTCAATGTATTCAGTTTGGATAGTCAATA